GCATAAGTACCTTACCTGCCAAGATTGCTATAAAGAATTGCTTAATCCTATCAATAATACCCATGAAAGGTTTGAATACCTTCGCTGTAGTATCCTTTATCTTACCACCAAAACCTTTTTTAGTTGCTCCTTTCTCTAAACTCTTTTCTTGTGCCTTTACTTCCTTCTCTTCTCCTTTTACTCTAGCATCTTCCTGAGTATCCTCTTGTACCTTAAACTGATCTTGTAGAGTTTTATAGATCGAGTCTACAGTATCTGCAATAGTAGATATAGGACCACTAATTTTTGATAATATATTAGAAGATTTATCCTTTCCTTCTGATTCCTCTGCATCAGGTGGAGTAAGACCATCTGCTGTACCTTTAGGCGGAACTACTGCAAGATCACTAGCACCTGTGGTATCTGCAGCAACATTCTCAGCACCACCAACTGCTGTTCCTTTCTTAAATGCAGCACCAGTTATTTTTGTTCTCTTTTCTTTAAATCTTCTTATCCTCTCTTCCTTACTTAAATATTCTCCCGTCTCATCCGTACCATGTACTCTTGAATCAAATCCCTTATCTACTACAGTTCCTAATGCAGTTCCTTTCTTTAGATCTGCTGCCTTTATTTTTTTTCTTTTTGCCTGTATTTTCTTTTTCTTTGCCTTCCGCTTTGCCTTTATTCTTTTTCTTGTCGCCTTAATTTTTTTTGGTGGATCAGTTAGAGTACTTACTCCTTTAGGAGGTTCAGCACCACTAGGTTTATCAGCACCCACTTCTCCTTCATCTGGTCGTTCTATTTCTCCTGATACTACGGGATCTATTTCGTCTTCTACTCCGTCTTCCATTATATCATCTACTGCATCCTCCTCTATTCCTGCCTTCTGTTCTTCTGACTCAGCAACTCTTTTCTCAAGTCCTATTACTCTTGCTAAAGTCTTCCTTTGCATACCAAAGGACTTACTTAATGTCTTATGTAACGTAGCAAGTTCAATAGGAATACCTTTTTCAAGGCTATCAACTCTAACAGCAAGCTTCATATGAGGTTCATGTTTCTCCCTCATAGACTTTATAAAGCCTCCTCCTGAATATGATAGTGGTCTTCCTTTAGGCATTTTGTTTTTGCTTTTGTTTTAGTTCTTCTTCCTCAAGATGTTGTTGAAGAAGACCCACATAAATGTCTCGTTCCCAAGGCATCATATTTTCAATCTCTGTCAAACTATATTTATGGTACTGCATCAAAGCAAAATTAAGTCTAAAGTAATTCTCCAGACTCATATGCACCATACCTACCCGAAAAAAGATGCTAACCCTTCCAGAACCACTTCACTTTTTTTCTTTGTCTTAGGATTAGTTACCTCAAGAGTGTGAGATAATTTAGGCATTGTCTCAAAAAACTTCTCAATCTCTTTAAACTGAGTAGAATTCATAGACTCAAGAAACTCATTCATCTCTTTCTTTGTACAATCAGCAGATGCCCATACCTCATCTTCAGTGTAAATCTTATCAATACATGTAGCAATCAATTCAAATGATTGTGCCATTGCATTCTTTTCATCAAACTCAAAGTTGTTTTTAATGAACTGATCCAATGAAGGATAACTCATCTCCATCATAATATTTTCATCAACTTTAATCTTATTAGTATGTTCATCATTTTTCTGAACTTCTATGTCATCAAGGTCAATGAGTACAGGAACTTGTGTCTTCTCATCATCAGGACAAATAATATTGACTTCAATCTCTTCTCCAACAGATTTACCTCTGATGTTAAGGAATAGATATTCAATATCAAAAGTAGGAAGTTTTTCTACTTTAAGTCCTTTTGTAAGAACACAACTTTTCAATACTGCTTTGATAGCATTTGTGATCTGTTTATTATCTTCAGTCTCTAGAGCAATAACCAAAACTTTCTCTTCCTTAACAAGGAAGGGTCTGTATCTAATTGTCTCTCCAGAAGATGGTAGCTCCAACTCATAGGTAGGAGTCGCAATTTTTGGTAAAGGCATAATATCCTAATACAATTCAGTGTACTTTATTTATAGGGGTTTATATAGGTTCTCCAGTTGCTGCATCTCTCATGAAACTTTCTCCTGGACGTTGGAACACTGCTACCCCTAATGCAGCACCAGTAGCAGCACCTGCAGCAGCACCTACAACATCTCCAGCAAAATTACTACCAGTTGCCTTATCAACAACATTATTAACTAAACTAGCTGCTGCACCAGCAAGTATTCCCCCTATATTAAGTGCTGCTTGCTGACCTGGTGTTGGTACAGTAATAGGAGAAGTATGAATAGGTCTTGCAATATACCTAATATATGTCATTGATACATTACATGTTAATAAACTAGATCCTTCATAACTAACTGGCATAGATGTTATTGCCAAAGGATATGCTCTAATAAATTCATACTCTATAGATCTACCATAATCTCTCTCAAACTTTCTAACTTTTAATCCTTGATTAGCACAATACTCATCAGGGTATTGACTTCTATAATAATAATTTGTATTCATCAAATCATCTCTATCAGTTTCACCTACAATATATGATATCCAATTTTCAAAAAATCTAATAGGAGTATAGTTATCAGCATCTACATAAAAAGTTAAATCAATCCTGTCATCATATATCCTTCTATATGCATGTCTCTCAGTTACTCCATGAAAATCATTCTGTATCTCAGTAGTTGCAAGAGAAGAACCTGGAAGACTTGCCTCAGAACATTGTAAATTTAATTGCTCCTGATTAGTTCCTAATATCCCTCTGAGATTAGTTGGAACAGGTATCTCTACCTCAAAATGAGAGGTTAGAGATGGACTGAGCAAGGTGTTTTTAATCTGCGTGACTGACTTGGGACGTGCCATCTATAAATAATTTTTTACCTTATATATTATGTATGGCTGAAAGTAAAAAGAGTTTATATAAACCATCAAACCCAAAGAAATATAAGGGTAATATCAATAATATTATCTGCCGTAGTTCTTGGGAAGAAAAGTTCTGTAACTACTGTGATCTAAATGAAAACATTGTAGAGTGGGGAAGTGAAGAGTTCTTTATACCATACCGTGCTCCTGATGGAAAGGCACGTAGATATTTTCCAGACTTTATTATGAAAGTAAAAGAGAACACAGGTAAAATTAAAACATATGTAATTGAAGTTAAACCATTTAAACAAACTAAACCACCAAAGAAAAGAAAGAATGTGACTCAATCATACCTCTACGAATGTAAAACCTATGCTGTTAACCAAGCAAAATGGATAGCAGCAAATGAATGGTGCAAAGATCATGGAGTTGAATTTAAAATTATAACAGAACGAGAACTAGGTATAAGATCATGACAAACACTCCTGGTAAAGAATTTGTATTCGATGAGGAATATGATCAAAATGAAAATAGGATCGTAGGGAATGATATAAACCTCAGAACTAACGACCCTGAAGAAATGATGATGGAAATAATGGAGTTATTGAATAATACTGTGACACCCATACCCGAAGTAGGAAAGTTCTATACCTTTGTATATAATGCTAAGACTCCTGGTGAAACATATGATCAGCACCCTTTAATTGCATGTACTTCACTGGAGAGATGGGGATTCAAAGGTCTTAACTTTCATTGGAGAAAATCTAGAAATTATACATGGAATGAACTGGCAGGTCAACTTTATATTGTTCAACCTAATGAACTTGATGATCTAATGGCAATACCATATGGAAAATTTATCCTAAATAAATAAAAACCTCGTAGAATGGCAACATACGGAAGCAGAGATAGTGGTAATTTTTCCTACTCACATCTACAGAACGTTCGCTACTATACAAAAATAGACTCAGTAACTGGAGAAATAACTCTTAAGAGTACTACAGTAGCGGATCCTAATGTAGAAGGTGCTTTTGTGCCTAGTGATTCAGAATCTAATGATAGACAATTAGGTACTATAGATCCTCAAACAGGAGTATTTACAGCAACAGAAGGATCTGGTACGAGTGCTGATGAAAATACTTTCTTTTCCAGTCCAGAAGGAATAAAATCGGTAAAAGAATCTGCAACTATTGTATCAAATAAATCACAACAAGCATTAGGAGTAGATCCTTCTGAAGCATCATCAAAAACCTTAGATTTATTATGGCCAAATAAAGCAAAAGGAACAGACGAAACAGGAGATAATTCAAATCCAGCAGCAGCAAATACAAATATGAATGTAAATGAGGTTGCTAATAATATATTCAGTATGTTTGGTATAAAAAAAAGCAATAAACCAAATTGGGGTGACTTAGTTTTTCCAGAAGCATTAAGAACTAGTAGTCAAGACGTAATTAAATTTAAACAAGTAGAATTTAAACCTAGAAAATTTAATGTTAGTGGCGAGAATATATCAGGTATAGAAGCAAGAGCTGGTATGAACAGCAGATTGGGGAAAGGATCATGCACTCTTCCTATCCCTGGTGGTATTAGTGATTCAAATTCTGCTAGTTGGGGACAGCAAACAATGACCTCTGCTCAAGCAGCAGCAGGTGCATTAGCATCAAAAGCATTGGAAGGAGAATTTGGTGGAGTTAAAGAAGCACTTACTAATAATACAGATGCAATTAAAAAAGCAGTTAAGGCAGAAGTTATACAGGCAGCAACAGGTACAGACTCCTCACAATTCCTAGCAAGAACTGAAGGAGTTGTGATGAATCCTAATATGGAATTATTATTTGGTGGTCCTGAACTACGTAGTTTTGGTTTTACATTTA